ATACGCTTTGGCTTGTAATGTTAACGATAGTTGAGCATATCCGTTTGCTGGACAACCACCATATACAAATTCTTCGGCACCTTCTTCTATTTCTTCTCTAATTAATCTATCTACAAATCTTCTTTTAGAACCACCTTCTAATAGATCATCACGTACTATGTGAAATCCCTCGTGTTCTTCAATTACTAATTTTGGAAAGTTATAGGGTTTCAACTACCTTACCACCTTTATTTAATTGATCTATCATCTTTTCAGCTTTTTTACGTGCTCTATCTAATTTAAATTTAGAAACGTGTTCAGTAAATGTTCTACCTAACATATGGTCATATTCGTGTTGAAAGATACGACTAAACATACCGTCTAAATGACCTTCTTGTAAACTGCCTTTTTCATCTTCATACTTAACAACAACTTTTCTAGGACGACTTATAGATAAAAAGATAAACGGATATGTTAAACAACCTTCTTTCATTAAAACTTTTTCTTCACTAGCACTTATAATCATAGGATTAAAACAAGTTAGTTTCATACCATTTTCTAGTTTCGGGTGTCCACCCATTACAAACATATTAAAAGGCAAACCCACCTGATTGGCTGACAATCCTATGCCTCCATATTTAAACATTGTTTCAAACATTTTATCAGATAGTTCTTTTCTATCTTTAAAGCCTTCTTCTTTTAACATATCGTCCTGAAATGGTGCGATTGCTGTTAATACTCTAGGATCTGTTGGTGGTATTAGTTTTAGTTCTTTAGACATTTTGTAACCTCGTAAAGTTGTTAGTTTTTTCAAATTTAATTATATTGGTAAATTTATCAAATAGTATATCCCCTTTATGTGAAATAATAAAAATATTTTCTTTTCCTATTGTTCTTAAAATTTTAAAAAAGTCTTCAGTGCCTTGACTATCTAAACTACTATCAAAAATTTCATCTAGTATTAAAAGATTTGTATTTGTACTATTTTTCATTTTAGCAATATTTCTCCAAGTAAATAATAACGCAAGGTCTATTCTTAATTTCTCGCCTTCACTAAAATTATTATAATTAAATGTATCTCTAAATCTACTTTTAATTGTTTCATTAAATTCTTCATCTAAATTAAAATTAACAAAGAAGTCCATATCTTGTAAGTATTGATTTATAAGTGTATTCATAATAGGTAAATACTTTTTAATAATTCTAGTTTTAGCACCTTTTTCTGATAGTATTTCTCTTACTGTATCTACATAAGATTTTTCTTCATTAATCTTTGTTAGTTCTTCTTGTGTTTCGTTTAATTGTTGTGCTAGATTATTTAATTCTTCTTCAATCTTATGACTATCTTGTTTTTTGTTTTCTAATAATAATATTTCGTTATGTAAGTTATCACTATATTTTTTCATTTCTTCTATAGAGGTATTTAACTTTGAAATTTCTATATTTAAATCAGTTATTTTTTTAGATACAGAATTAAATTCTTTTAGTTTTGTTTCTGTTTGTGTTATTTCTTCAACAAGTTTTTTCATACCATCATTTAAAGTAGTAATTTTACCTTTTTCATAAGCACGTTTTTCACCTCTAAATTCTGGTTCTAGTTTTTGTGTACAAGTAGGACAGTTGTCATTTTCTTCAAAAAATTCTAAATTCTTTTGATGAGTATGTAAATTTTGTTCTATCTTTGCTTCTAGTTTTGATAACTGATTTAATTTCTTTTCAACTTTTTCTTTATCTTTAATATCATCATTATATTTTTTATAATCAGTATCTAATTGTTGTATTTTTTCTAAATAATTTTTTTTGTCTTTTTCTATTTTATCTAATTGATCTTGTTTTAATTTTTTATCGTCAACATTTCTATTTTTAATTTCTTTAAAATGTTTATCTTCTAGTTCATATTTTGATTGTATTAAATCTGCGTTATGTTTTACTTCAACTATTTTTTTATTTAAAACTGATTGTTGATCTCTTAACATCCAATCCATATGTGAAAACACTTTTATATCTAAAATTTCTTCAACTGCTTCTTTTCTATAACGAGATTTCATTTTCATAAACGGCTCGTATGAAGAAGAACCTAATATAACAACTTGTACAAATGATCTGTAACTTAATCTCATTATGTTTCTTTCTAATATTTTTTGATAATCAACACTAGAAGCATCCTGATTAATTAGTTCGTCATTACAATAAATTTCAAATATGTTTGGTTTAATACCTCGTCTAACTTTATATTCTTTTGTTCCTATTGAAAACTCTATTTCTACTAATGCGTCACTATTATTTACTGTATTTACAATTTGTTCTTTTTTAATAATTCTAAATGGTCGATTAAACAATACAAAACAAATAGCGTCTAGTAAAGTTGATTTACCAGAACCGTTTGTTCCTATAATTAAAGTTGTGTTTGATTTGGTTAAATCAACTTCTATAGGTGTATTACCTGTAGATAAAAAGTTTTTCCATCTAATTTTTTTAAAAATAATCACGTGGTAGTTTATCCTTATTAATAATTCTTAAATTGCCTGACACACTTATTCTTGTAACTTTAGATTTAAATGGACAGACCCAATGTTGTAATAAAGCAGGAAACATAAACATATCACCTGTTTGTGGTTTAATTGCTGTACCTGTGGTTGCCCAACGAGGTCTTGCTTGTTGTGTAAATTCAAACATCAATGAACCTGGTTTTGCTGATGTGCCTTCATAATCGTTTTGTTCTTTTGTAAGTTGTTTAGGTACATCTACAAATATAACAAACGAATAATCACCACCGTGTGTATGTACAGGATTAAAGTCACCTGCTTCCATAAAATTAACCCATAAATCATCTGCTTTAAAATCTACATTTAATTCTTCTATACCGTGAAACTTACAGTGACCATTTCTATATGCTTGTATGATAGGGTGTATCTCATTGTAAAACCATTCTTGTACATTTTGTGGATATAAAAATTGATTATCTAAATGACCAGCCAAAGCGTGATTGTAACTTTCTTTTGCCTTTTTACCTTCAGTTTTTAATTTTTTAATAATATAATCAGGTACTTTTGTTTTCATAACATAAGGACCCCAATTCATATGAGTTGATTTTACGTTTGTTATTTTACTCATCTCTCACTTGCCTCAACATAAGTTTCTTTTATAAACTCTTTTAATTTTTGTTTATCTAAATCTGTTTGAATTTGATCTACATAATTATTTAAAAATGTAATAGTATCTTCTCCTTGATCTAATATATCTTCTCTTACGCTAGCAGCCATATCACTTTGTATATCTTCAATAACATTAACTTCGTGTACATTCATTTTATTTTGAAAACGATCTAATAAACTATTAAACATATCTTCGTTTGTTTTATTTGATACAAATATTTTTACAAACGTATTTTCAAATTCTGTTAAATCTTTTTTATAATAATCTTCTTTTTTATCATTATAAACTAACTTCTTGTGTATTCTGTGGGGATTAGATATTCTTTCTAATTCTCTTGTTTCTGTATCAAAGATATGAAACCCTTTTGGATCTTTGTAATCTGACCAAGTCATTTCATATTGAGCACCCAAATAATAAATGTGACCATCGTCTGATTTTTTATGAAAGTGACCAGAGATAACTTTTTCAAAACGTTTAAATTGTTTTGGTTCTAGTCCTTGTTCATTAATAATACCTCTTTGCATTTCAAAACCTTTTATTTCTAAATGACCCATACAAATATCTGCTGTTGCGTTATCAATCGCATAAATTGAGTCTTCTATATTATCGTCACATATCCAAGGCAAAAATAACATACGACAACCACCTATCTCAACTTCTTTAGGACCTGTATAAATCCAAGGTTCATTCTTGCCGTCAAATGTTGTAAATAGTTCTGTAACTGAATTAACTTCGTTTGTGTTTTTATAATAAGTATCGTGGTTGCCTACAATAATGTGTGTATCAATTTTCATATCCCACAATCTTTTAAAAAACTTTTCTCTAAACACACTAGCCGTTTTAAAATTAATAAATTTACGTCTATCAGTTACATCACCTAAATGAATAAGTGTTGTAATATTATTTTGTTCTAGGTATGGAAAGAATTGCTCCTCATAGAATTTAACTTGATATTCTAAAAAAGCAGGACTATCGTTTCTCACACCAAAGTGTGTATCATTTAATAAAGCAATTTTCATAGTTAAACAAAGAATTTAGAAACTGTACTTTTTTTCTTTCTAGGCTTTTTTTCTTTTTTAGGTGTTTCTTCAATTCTAATATTTTTTTGTAAAAATTCTTTAAACTGATTTGTATAAACACCACCTTCATCACCAGGTTGTAAAGTCATATCATCTAAATTGTTATCCATTATTAATTTATGTTTAATTGTAACTTGTTTCTTTTCTTTTTGTATTCTTCTTACAAAAGCATAAAAAATAATTTGAGTAAAATAAGCGAATGGATTTTTTGATTTTGCTGGATTAAAATTGTCCAAGTATTGTAAACAGTTTTCTATACCGTCACTTATCATATCATCTCTAAAAGTATAGTTGATAAAGTTAGGTCTATAACTTAAATGATTCGCTATTTTAAGAAAACAACTTCCTAAATAATTATCTACTGGCGGTTTTGGTTTGCCTGCCTTCTTTGCTTCTCTACAACGCTTTCTATAAGCTTTCATCGCCTCTAAAAATTCTGCGTTGTTTACATAATGCTCTTTTTTTGTTTTAGTATTCATTCTATTAATATATCACCTTTCATTAAAAAAGTCAATGTTTTAAGAGTTCTACGGTAACTGCTTCTGCTTTACCATATTCTTCATAGTTTTCATTATAGTGTTTCCAAATACGATTTTCTAGTTGTTTGGGAGTTCCTTTAAAAGGATAAGATGTTTCACAATATTTCTTCCAATTATCACTATTATAAGTTGCCGTTATTATCCATTCACTTTTTTTATTTTCTTTCATAAATCAGCATTGACTTTTAGGAAAAAATGTATATAATTAGGCGTGTAGCCTTTTGATAAGGTGCTTTAGGTACTAATGTATTGTTTTTTTAACATCTCTAAAACTATCAAAGATTTCATTATATTCTTCTTCCATATCCTCATCTAGTCTTTCTTGTTCATAACGTTCTTCAGTATCTTTTCCTTGTTGAGGAGGATCAATTTTTTCATAACCCTTGGCTATTTGATGATAACTTCTACTCATCTCATCTGTGGCATTTGTTATCGTTAATATTTTATCTTTTGGAATTGTGACAATTGGATCGTGTGTAAAACCATTCCATTTAATTAAAGCAATATAATCTTTTAGTCCAGCTTTTGTAAATTGTGGAACGTATTTAATTTGTAGAGGTTTTACCAATCTAATATATGGCGATTTATCTCCTAATTGATCTATAGGAAAAGCAGTGACAATGTCATCACCATTTAGTAACTTAACAATTTTAATTTGTTTTACTATTTTAATGTTTATTTCTGCCATTGTTCAACTCTACGTTATGTATTTCATAATTAAATTTTTCTTCACTGTAAATATTTATTCTTTCTCTAAAGTGTGCTAAAGTGTAATTCTCTTTTTCGTTATAAGTTAAATCATCTGAAATATCATATAAAGTAGCACTAGAATTATTATCTTTTAACCGAAGACCACGACCAATAGACTGAAGATTACGGATACGACTTTTTGAAGGACTAGCAAATATGATATTATGAAGATTCCTAATGTTAATACCAGTAGAAAAAGTGCCATATGACGCCACAATAATAGCGTTATCGGACTTTTCTGTAATCGCCCTAATAGCTTCTCTTTCATCTGCCTCTACTCCTCCGTGAACAAAAAACACTTTTCTATTCTGTGCTTTTTCTTCAATTAAATCTTTAAGAATCTCACCGTGTTTTTCCACGTATTGAAATAAACATAAAGAATTGCCTTGTAAAGACAAACAAAGATTTCTTATATATTTATTACGGCTAGTATTAGAAACAAGATAGTCCATTTCTTCCTGATAACTTTTATCTTTTAAAAAATGTCTGGCGTTTTTATCGTGTTGTAATATTAAACACATAATTTTTAATTCTGCTAATTGTTTCTTTTCTTGTAATTCACTTGTAGATACGACTTTATTAACAGTACCAAATAAACCCTCTAATACAAGTTTATGTGTTTTAGTACCATCTAAAGTACCTGTAAGTCCTATTCTGTATTTACAAGTCTCCAATTTAGTCATTATTTTGGATAGACTAACTGCCTTAAATAAGTGTGCTTCGTCACCTACGACCATACCAAACTGTTTAAACCACTTTTTTGGCAGGTTGTAGATAGATTGCCAAGTAGATATAATAACTCTTTTATTTGTGTCTTTATCGTGTCCTTGATATATCTTATGTACGTTTCGTTCACTATTATATCCATAGTCTTTAAAGTCTTTAAATAATTGTTCAACTAAAGAGGTTGTTGGAACAATAATCAGTATCTTATCTTGTTTACTATCTTTTAGTCGTAATAGATTAAAGATTAACATTAAATAAATTATTAATGATTTACCAGAGGCAGTTGGCGATACTAACAAACTACGTGATTTTTGAATTGAATGTTTAAATGCTTCTTTTTGGTAATCTCTTATTTCAAGTGGTACTTTTAATGCTTTAATAAAGTCATCTATCTTTTTATCAGACACTTCTACGTCTTTTATTTTTGTACCGTCAACAACTTGTACATCATTTTCTTTACACCAATTTAAGATATAAGGATATAATCCTGTGTAAATTTGACCTGTCGCATATGAAAATAATCTAATTTTTCCATCCCAAACTCTATTACGATATTGTGGCATAAATTTAAAACCAGGAACTTCAAAGGTAAAGTATTCACCAAGTTCTCGTCTAATATCGGCGTCTGCCTCTATCTTTAAATAGACTTCATTTTTTTTATCTATGATTAAATATCTTGTAGTAGTCATTATACAAAAGGTTTACCGACAACCCAACCTACTAATACTTTTCTTGTGCCAGATGTAACAGGATGTACTTTGTGCCATATGTGTGAAGGAAATACAATAATAGTTCCTTGTTTAAAAGTTTCTTTAAATTTAAAATACTTATGTTTTTGATAACGAGGGTGGGGAACACAAATTTCAAAATTTCCACCTTTGTAATTATTGTTTTCAGTTTCATCATCATTTAAACAAATAGTAAAACTTAATTTTCTAACTAAACCATTTTTATATGCTTTTGCGTGTGTATCTATATGCCAATCATAATGATCTCTTATATTATAAATGGTATATTGTAATGGTTCAAACTCTCTTAATAAAAAATTCCAACCTGTTTTTTCGTTTGCCTCATTGACTACAGGTGTAACTTCTTTTAGTAGTTCATCATCACTTAAAAAACTAATATGTGATTTACGATTAACTTGATTGCCGTCTTGTATTTTTGCTAGTTCTAATTTTCTTTGATAACCTATCTTCATTATCTTTTCACAAAAAGATTTTGAAAAGGCATTTTCTTTAATGTAATGAGTAGATTCTAAAAACATTAAATAGCTCCACTAGTAAACTTTCTCCAGTCTATGGCGTTCTTAATAGTGAAACCTCTATTGGCAATTTGTCTAATAGTTCTATCTAAAAAATCTACTGTTGTAGAAAGATAATCAACTTTTTGTTTTTGTTTTTGTAAATCAATATCTGAATCTAAATATTTGTCTATATCTGTTCTTAATATTTTTAAGTCAAATGGTTTTTCAGCATATACTGAAGCGTCAGCCTTTCCTGTATAATATTCCCACTTTTCTCGTTTTAAAACATTATATTCAGTTTCAGCACGACTTAACATTAACTTATACTTTGTTAAGTGTTTCATATATTGGTTGTGTAATTGAGGTGTCTTTAATGATTCTAAATCAAGTTCAGTATCATTTATTTTCAGGTCTTTATCAACCTGTTCTTGTAATTGTTCTAAATCCATAATATCTCCATAATATATATTATATCACAAAAACTCTAAAAAGTAAAGTTTTTATGAGGTTGTTACACTAGTTGTTGATGAACCTACCGTAGCAAATTCATAAATTTTATATTCAAAATCCACACTTGCTGTTAGATAATTTACATCACCAGCTTGTTGTGTAAAACTTAAACTTGATAATGATACAGGAAATACATCACTGAATCTTACTTCTAATTGTGGATTGTTTTTACTTGTTAATGTTATTAATGTTGCGTCTGATAATATTCCACCAGGATTAGCAGCACCATATTTTACCTTACCTATTTCACTACTAAACGCTTGACTTGAACCTGGAAATCTATCTTCACCTGCGGCAGCTAAATCTCTAAATTGACTATTATCTTTTGGAAATCCTAATCCTACTAACCAGCCGTGTATCTCTTGGTAGTTTTCATAGTTTTCATCTACAATAAAAGTCATTCTTAAACTATCATATGTTAATCCGTCACCAGGAATTGGTATTTGTTTTAATGATGTAGGTTGTGTTACTGTATTTAATCTTATACCAGGCAGATTAATTTCTGTACAAAAGTATTCTACTTTAGGTAATTTAAATATATTAAATTTAAACTGCGTTGGAGACGCATAATCTAACTTTGTAGGCTGTCTATTGTAACTATTAGTGGTTGTCATAATACTATTTATATGTTATCTAGGAAGTGTTCCTGACTCGCCTAACTTCTCCAAAGCCTTAATAACTGTGTTAATATTACCCTCTCCTTTTTTACAAGGTTTTTCTTCAGTAGATACTTGGTATTCTTCACATACAGGTAAATCTGCTTTTACTTCTTCTTCACAGGCATTTGCCCAA